CCCAGATTTGTCTGCACCACCAACCTATAGCGGCTAATATTGCACCACCTACCAGATTAAAAATATTCTGCCAATCCATAGGACACCATTAAGCAAAGGGTTATAAATATATATTATCTTATGGATTTAAAGGAATTTTACCACCTCTTCTGGTAAAACAAATGCTTCAGCATTATGTTCAGTAAAATCCCACCATAAAAACTGATTTGGGGCTAGATAATCCCTGCTTTTTAATAAATTAATGTTTTCAGAATGCCCAAATATTAATGGGTCTGATACTGACCATAAAACAATACCCGGTTTGTTACAGTCCCAAGCAAGATGCTGAAAAAAGCTATCAACCCCAATCCAGATACGACATTCTGCTATTAACTCTCTAAGTCTTGCAATTGGTAAATTTTTTAAAAATTCATGCACTAATGGTTCTTCGCCCTCTATGCCTACTTGGATAATTGGCTCATCAATCAATGCAATCAATTCTTTCCAATATGGATAGTTTTTAGGGTTTTCTTTGCCATTCATTAATTTTTTGGCATAAGGATGAATAACAATCATAAATATAGCTTTCTGTAGGCATCTTCAAGACTGCCTTTCCAATTCCATTGAGCCATCTTTTTATAAATATTCCATTGGTCTATATCACCAAACAATGCTTGTGCTTCAGCTATTGACTTCCCTTCTATAATTTCAGGATAACAAGTAAAACAGATAGGATTAGAAATCTCAGGAAGTATATGGCTGAAAACAAGGTGATCTCCAATACCACAATTAAGAACAACAATGGTGCTATCACAAAGTCCACTAATATTTCTAAAAATAGTTTCATCATGGGAATATAGTTCTTGCTTATTTTCACTTCGGATTCCCCCTTGTGCTTTTAAATGCCAAGTAATTGCATTTGGAACTACCAAAACTTTATACCCTTTTTGGTATATACCATTGGTAAATAGCGTTTCTTCCCTGTGTGCTACCCTAGACAAGCCTAAATTGTAATCATGGATTCCAGCCCTATATAGAAATGAACAATGTAAATGCTCTACTTCTTTAGTAACATATATGTTACCCCATTGAATATTAGGTTCAGAATCAATATTAGCAATTTTTCCTGTAGATTTGCTGGTATCAAATACATTGGGCATGGTAAAGATTGAGCCACCAATAGCCCCAACTGTAGTATCAATGTGACTACAAAGCTGTTCTAAGACATTAGGTTCTGGGATGGCATCGTCATCTACTCTCCAAACCCAATCAAAGCCCATTGTGTTTGCTCTTTGATGAATATGATGCTGTCCTTTTTTCTCAGCATAAACCCATTCCCAAGCTATCTTTTTGTAATTCAATATTTGAAATATATGCTGATATATAGGGTTTTCCCTCATATCTTGTGGTTCATCGTTATCATCAAATATAACCAGCTTATCAGGCACTTTTGTCTGATTGGCTATAGCCATTAAAACCATTGGCAAAGTCGTTGTGTAGCGACCTCTAGTGGCTACTGAGCAGAGTATTTGCATAACATTAGGTTGCATTTGTTGTTGGCATCAATAACTTGTGGAAGGCTAGATATATCGCCATGCTCATTGACATACTCAAATTCAAATCCTTCAAAATGAGATTCATTCAAACCATGTAGTTTATGATGTTCACCCCAAAAGCCTTTAGGCTCATTCCAAGGGACTGTAAGCAATAATCGCTTGCAATGGTTTTTTAGCTTTTGTGCTATTTCTAATCCATTGTCTAGGTGTTCAATGACTTCAAAAGCAATGATATTAGTATAAAAATCCAAGTCATATACATTAATATTGGCAGAAATAAATCTTGCATTGTCTGACCATTGTTGTTCTTTTGCGACATCAATAATGATAGGATCATAGTCAAGACCAGTATAACCATGCTTGTTTGAAAGATATTGGATTCCATAGCCTGTTGTGCATCCTAATTCAAATATTGAGCCATCTAATAGATTTTTTGCCGCCCATTCATATCGCTGTGTTTCTCTAGGAAAAACTGGATCACCCTTTAAGAATACTGCTCTTTCATAATTGTTAGATAGCAAATAGCGGTATTGATCTAGGTTATATTTCTTAGCCAGTTTCAGTTCATTAGCATGGAATTTATCTTTCCAATTTTGCACTAATGCTGGGTCGTGCATTGTGCCTTCTGCTACATGGTAGATTGGATAAGTGCCATTGTTGCCACAATCTACAAGGGTAAACCCTGATTGTTCAGCTAAATAACAAAATTCTATATCTTCACAACCACCAGTTTCATAATCAATATTTAACAAACCAACTTTAGCAAAAACTGATCTTTTGATTAAAGCACAAAAGAAAACACCAAATTGCCTTTGAGTAATTGGGGAATATTGACCAAGAACATAATTAACATCGCCTTGATCTAACCATTCTAGCCATCTATTTTTAGGTTGATCTAGCAAAATAGTGTCATTGTTTAGCAAAATAATTTTATTTGCTGTAGCAATTTTAATGCTTTCATTGGTAGCTTTAGCAAATCCTAATGGTTTATCTTCCCAAGTAAATTTCATATTGGGAATAGCAGTTTTTAAATATCTAAGGTAATCCCTAGTATTGTCTGTGCAACCATTGGCAGAAATAATTAACTCCACTAATTCCATATCAGTATATTTGATGATGGAATCAATACAGGGTTTTAAGTATTTTTCGCAGTTATTGTATGTTGGTATTACTATGCTGTATTTCATCTTGTATTATCTTTCTATTTAGCTACTCCAAGTGGCTATTGGTTGTGTTGGAAATGTAGCTGGTACTGTTGGTGGATTAACACCTATATTACGAACTTCGCTACGATATGACAAGAAAGCCGCTTGATTTGTTAAATAAGGATTTGATAATGCTGGATCGGCAACACTAGCAATAGCAGTCCAGTCAGTAGCAGACAATAATGATTGTGCTTGTGCTGAGTTTCCATTTTGAATTTGTTGTTCTTCCCAAACAAAATAAGCTGAATCAAGTTGCTCTTGTGTTGGTTGTGTACCTAAAGCACTTGTATTCCAATAAAGAATTTGATTAGGTTCGCCCTCTGGCTGACCAGTCATAAAATCAGTATCGGTAAAAGCAATATTGTTTACAGTCAAATAAGCAATAATTTTTGAATTTAAGTCTGCCATGATTTACCTATTAAGATGAAAGACCATAAAGTGATACTGTGCCAGAAGTAAAACTTCCAGCACTAGGAGTAATTTTAATTGCAGTAATAATATTAGCCCCTGAACTTACATAACTTGACACAATTCCAGCGGCAGTTGTACTTGAACCAAACTCACCCGATGCCATAATACTTCCAGTTTGTCCAGTTCCTGTAATAATTTGAAAACCAGAAATGGTGTAAGTACTTGAAAGACTAAAATTAAAAATATACCCACTGCTAGCACTGGTTGAACCATCACTAGCACCTGAAGGACCTGTGCTGGAAAATCTTTGATAAACATATCCGCTTGTAATATAAGTTGGTGTTGCTCCATATCCAAATAGCAAAGTTATGCCATTACTAGAAGTACCAAGGACTAAATTTCTAAATATTAAGATGTATCTATCGTAAGTTGATAACCCTGTAAATGCTAAGTTTGCTGAACTTGAAGCAGTCAATGTGCTAATTAAAGCCATTGAGTTTGTACCGCTATAACCGCTGTACCCGCTGACCCCTGAACCGCTATACCCTGATAAACCACTTCCGCTATACCCTGAGTAACCCGATATGCCACTTCCGCTGTAGCCTGACAAGCCACTACCGCTGTAACCGCTGTACCCGCTTATGCCCGATCCGCTGTACCCTGATAGACCACTTCCGCTGTAGCCCGATAGACCACTACCGCTGTAACCGCTGTACCCGCTGACCCCCAATCCGCTGTAGCCCGATAGACCACTTCCGCTATACCCAGAGTAACCGCTGATCCCAATACCGCTGTAACCCGACCAGCCACTTACCCCTGAGCCTGAATACCCGCTGTAACCGCTTTGTGCCAATAAATTCCAATAAGTAGTATTTGTTGGAAGTTGATTTGTGTTAGCAAGAATACAGTAATAACTAGAACCATTATAAGAAACAATATTTCTAACTACATAAGCTGTAGAACTTGACCAAGCACCCAACCAAGTATCACTAGAACCTGAGTACCCGCTAATGCCACTACCGCTGTACCCCGAAAATCCTGATACCCCACTTCCAGAGTAACCCGAAATCCCTGATCCTGAGTACCCTGACCAACCGCTAATTCCGCTACCGCTAAAGCCAGAAATTCCTGATCCCGAATAGCCCGAATACCCAGATACACCGCTTCCTGAATAGCCGCTAATGCCCGATCCTGAAAAGCCCGACCAACCGCTTATGCCCGATCCGCTATAGCCCGATACACCGCTACCGCTGTACCCTGAGTACCCACTTATGCCCGATCCTGAGTACCCACTTATACCGCTTCCGCTGTAACCGCTGAACCCAGAAACTGTTGCCCCGCTGTAACCTGACCAGCCGCTGATCCCGCTTCCAGAATACCCGCTAATACCAGAACCACTAAACCCTGACCAGCCACTTATGCCTGATCCCGAAAATCCAGATATGCCCGATCCTGAGAAGCCAGAATACCCCGATACACCGCTTCCACTAAAACCCGATATGCCAGAGCCTGAATACCCTGATGTCCCAGAATACCCAGAAATTCCGCTACCGCTAAATCCTGAGAACCCGCTAACAGTAGCCCCTGAGAAGCCGCTGTAGCCCGAAACTCCACTTCCGCTATACCCAGATATACCTGATCCTGAGAACCCACTATAACCGCTTATAGAAGCCCCGCTATAACCCGATGTGCCAGACCAACCGCTTATGCCGCTTCCAGAGAATCCAGAGATTCCCGATCCTGAAAAACCCGACCACCCAGAAATTCCGCTTCCCGAAAAGCCAGATATACCAGAGCCTGAGTAACCGCTGTACCCCGAAACTGATTGCCCAGAATAGCCGCTAAACCCTGAGATTGATTCCCCGCTGTAACCCGAGAACCCAGAGTCCCCGCTACGCCCATCTCCATCAATTCCTGAATAGCCAGAGTACCCAGAGAACCCTGAAATTGATTCCCCACTAAACCCAGAGAAGCCCGATTGCCCATCCTGACCGCTAAATCCTGAAATTGATTCGCCAGAGTAACCACTAAAGCCCGATGTGGATTCGCCGCTATACCCTGAGAAGCCAGAAGTTGATTCGCCTGAAAAACCTGATTGCCCATCTTGCCCGCTAAACCCGCTAAAGCCCGATGTAGAATCGCCTGAGTAACCGCTGTACCCTGATGTTGAATCGCCTGAGAACCCTGAAAATCCACTTGTACCTTGAGGAACAAATAAAGACCAATAAGTAGGATTTATGCTTGGGTCATAGTTATATGGTGGTACATCAGTAATGGCAATATAAGTATTGTTATCAGAACCAATAGTAATAGAATTTGCAATATAAGCAGAATAATAACTCCAAGTGCCTTGCCAATATAAACCTATCCCTGAAAATCCTGAGTAGCCACTTTGCCCATCTTGCCCGCTAAACCCCGACTGCCCGTCTTGCCCGCTGTAGCCAGATATAGATTCGCCAGAGTACCCAGAATAACCAGATGTTGAATCCCCGCTATACCCTGAAAAACCGCTTTGCCCTTGTGGTCCTACTATTTGTCCAACATTATTCCAAGCAAATCCATCCCATACATATAAATTGCCATCAGCAGAAACTATATAAGCATCATTAGGAAGATTGCCTATTGTTGGTAAATCTGCAACTGTAGGAACAGTTCCCTTTACATTAATGGATGTGCCTTGTGTCCCACTATAACCAGAATAGCCAGAAATAGATTCGCCTGAGAACCCAGAGTACCCACTTACTGTTTCGCCAGAATAGCCGCTGTACCCAGAAATTGTTTCGCCTGAATAGCCCGATTGCCCGTCTTGCCCGCTATACCCAGAAAAACCAGAAGTTGATTCGCCTGAATAGCCCGAAAAGCCTGATGTAGATTCCCCTGAGAAACCACTAATCCCGCTTCCTGAGTACCCAGAAAATCCCGAAATTGATTCCCCGCTAAACCCTGAGAAACCACTAATCCCGCTTCCTGAGTAGCCGCTGATTCCTGAACCAGAATACCCTGACCAGCCCGATGTCCCACTTAAACCAACCCCGCTAAAACCGCTATACCCCGATTTCCCTGAGAAACCAGATGCACCAGCATTTCCTTTATCTACTGTTAAAGTAATTTGATTGCCTATAGCTACATCAACATTTACTGTATCGCCACTAGCATTAGTAACTTTTAGTTCTGCCATGACAATTCCTTAATTATTTACGATTGCATCAGAACGAACTAAAAATAACAAGAAAATAATCAAGTCATTTGCTGGAGTAGAGCCTTCCTGTGGAAAGCTGATTTTAATGCGACCAGAGTAACCAACACCATTAATATTGGCAATATCTAATCCTACTTGACCTTCAATTAAATCCCAAGAATCGCTATCAATTACAAGGGTAAAAGAGCCAGTTGCACCAACCACATTTGTAATAGTTAAAACAATAGGGTCTGGTGTAGGGTCATAGTTACCAATATCAAATGCTAAACCATAGCGACTATCACGAACATTGGTCAAAGTTCTGCGGATAATTTCTGCTTCAATCGTGGCAGTTGATAAATCTAAAGGAGTTCCATCATCAGCGTTAAGTGCTAGATTCCAAAAGGTTTTTTGTTGCCAGACAAGTTCGCCAGCAATAATTTGATTGTCAAACCCTGATACCTGAGTTAAGGTATTTTTGTTAAAAACTGCCATGATCTCTCCATTACTAGGTTAATGAGGAATGGCACTCCACTCACTCACGAATCATGTTTTATATTATTTTTCTATTTTAACCACATAAATAGATACAAGCAACTAAAACTGGGGTTGCAGTATCAGTAAATGTAACTGCTTCTCTAGCTTTTGCAACTGTAATATTTCTTACAATATTATCAGATTGCTTCATGCCTACACCAGCTACAGAACTAGTAACAATTAGGTCACCTACAGCTATATTGCCAGATTCGCCACAAACATAGACTTGACCTTCGCCTACTGCATTTGCACCGCAATAATCATATAAATCCTTGTTGGCATCATACTCTAGACACATTACAGGAACAGAAATAACGCAACCATTAACAATAGAAAAATCATATTTTTCAATAAATGCGGCTGGCTTAGAGTTAGCCAATAAGCCATTATTTGTAACCATTACTCCAATAGGAACTTGATTGGCAGATGTTGATTGTGCAACTTCAAATACAGTATTAGATATATTTTTGGCAATAATTAGTTTTATATCACAAACAATATTGCCTACAGGAATAATTGTGCCTACAGGAATCAATACATCGTGTGCTCCTGTGAATGGACCATAGTTAGTGCCAGCACCATCAGCATAGAAATCATAACCATTGGCAACCCCAACTAATCCGCTAGTTGCTGTGCCGCCATTATTTGCTAAATTTTGACCTCTAATTCCATGATTAGTTGATCCAGTATTAACCGCAGTTCCTAATAAACCAAGACCAGAAGCAGTGCTTAAACCTTCAATTCCATTTCCTGTGTTTTCGCCAGCTACTGCTGGAGTTCCAGTAGAGGTATTTTGAGAATAAATTGTTGGGCTAAGTGTAGTTAAACAATTAGCATAAATAGTCCCATTATTACCGCCAATTTGCGTAGTTAAAGTGCCTGATGAATTATAAGTATTTATATAATTAGTTGAATAGTCCATTACTACTCTTGCACCAGAACTAGCAGTTTGAATTACAGCACCAGTAATAGAACCAGCAGTAATTGTTCCTAAATTAGCAGAAATAGCAGATAAAGAACCTACCTTTAATGCTGAAAGATAAGGTACATTCCATACAGTATTGCCTGTAGTTGGACTGTAAATACCATCAGATTGATAAACAGATTCACCAGCGACAATGCTTGGCGGTGTTGCTTGCCATACTGTTCCTGTTCCCCAAGAATCATTTGGTGGAAAAGATGAACTTCCAGAAGTTGTAATGGTAGAAGGTGTAGATGCTAATGAAGATAAAGTTGTTTTGGTATAGCAAATTCTTGCAGAACCACCAGTTTGACCAGAAAATCCTCTTGCAGTAATACTTGCAGTTGTCCAATTAATAGATGAAGTGGTTACTGTTGCACTATCTACTAATTGAACACTAGCTCCCCAAAGTGTATATCCTGTGCTTGGTGCTGTTCCAGCATCTAAATACCATCCACTTGGTATTGGAGTAAATGAAGTAGTTGCCCAAGTGTAGGTAGATGTGCCTGTTGGTGCAGATGGAATTGTTACAGCCCATTGAAATACAGTAGGTGTTGCCGCCTGTGATCCAGCTTGACCATTTTGTGTGATATTAGAAACTGAATAACCACTTGTCCAGCTTACAGAAGTAGTGGTTGCTGTTGCTACATCAGTTACTTGTTTAGATGCTTGCCATAATTGTATTAAAGGAATTCCCGGATTAGTTGGAATACTTGTCTGCCAACTGCCACCACCTGTATAGCTAGACATTGAACCATTAGACCAAGTGTATATAGATGTGCCACTAGGATTAGATGGAGTTGTTGTACTCCATTGATATAAAAAGCCAGTAGCATATTTATTGGCAGATACTCCAGCAGTCTGATAAGTATATTGAATAGTTGCTGGGGATACTTGATGCACTACTCCAGCTAAATCTTTATATCGAACTGGGACAAGCATTGTTGCTGGACTAGATGGCATTGCTGTAGGAATGCCAAAGTCAGCATGAGTGCCACCATCTGTAGGTGTAGGTACTGTAATTCCTGTTTCTACAATATCTGCATAGCCAGTAGTAGAACTATTACCAATTCGCCATGTGCCATTAATAAATGCGGAATCGCTATCAGTTTGTGATACTACAAAATCAACTCCACCTAAACCATTTTGACCATATAGCTTACAAGTTACACCAGCAAAAGTAGGTGTGCCACCAGAATAAGGAACTTGTAAAGTTGCTGGATTAAAAGTTAATGTAAAGCTAGAAGCATTGGCTGGGTCAGGATTCCATACAAATGCTGTAGTTACTGGAGAAAGTGATGATTGTGCTACTTCATTACCAACTACATAAGCAAAATAATAACTGCTTGCTGGAAGTGTGTAATGAGGAAAAGTAATAGTTGTGCCACCAGCATAGACTTGACCATTAGATAATGATTGTTGATCTAATACTTTCCAATCAGTAGCAGATGGACTTGATACAGTTGTGTAATAAAGAATGACATAAGTAACCCTTCCTGTAGTTGGAATAGCTACATTTATATCAAATGATGGCACTGAAATATAAGGGTAAATATTTACAGGATTGGGAGCACTTAAAGCACTAAAATAATTAGGGCTTGATAAATTACCATTATCTGCTGGAGTAAATTGAGTAATATCAAAATTGTCATATACACCAGCGTTATATTCTATAAGTTGTATTTGTGCTCCAAGAACACCCTCTGGAGAAATGTATTCTTTTACTTGCATAGCCCTGAACAATTTATTTGTCCATCCATAATAGCTATTAGTAATATCTACTACATCACCAGCATTGACTTGAATACCATCATAGGTAGTACTAATTGTTACAAGTAAATCTTCACGACCTTGTTCTAAAATTCGATTGGCAAGATATAAGGCTTGAACACTATTGTTTACCAAATCAAAAGCAAGAGTTTGTTTGTTTACTGGCTCATTTGGCAACAATAAAGAATCTGGTACTGATTCATTTACATATCCATATTGATCTCTATTAGTGCCATCTATAAATTTAGCTTCTACTTGGTTTGGCATCTGTGTAATATCTACAGTACCAACTGTAATAGGACCTATTAAATTTGAATCATTAAAGCTATAAGAAGATGCAGTTGCTTTGTTAATAACTACAGACCATTTGCCTGTAGTAGCATCATATCTTTGCCAGCTATCACAAGCAGTCATAATTTGATCTACATTAGATAGGCAACTTTGTGATGGGTCTAAAACACCAGCAATTCTATATCTTGGCTGGGTTTGTGTATATCCATTGTAATCTTTGAAGGTAATAAGTTCATCTGAATAAGCATTTAAAGCATCTGCTGAAGCAGTATCAATAAACTCCAATGGAACAGCCGCACCATAGACTGTATTAGTCATATAGTCTTTCCATACATCACCGGGCTTTACCACTCCAACACCAGAAAAATATTGATTTATACAAAATGTTATTGGCTGTAAAGATGTTGTTCCAGCAGATTGGCTATAAGAAAGACGAATAATTGCAAAAGCCAATCCATTCATTTGACGATTAGTTGAAGCCCATTGCTGATCTGCTGGCAACCCTTGTGCCGGACCCATAAATACATCAGGCATAACTGTGGTATTTATTCCACTAATTACACCAGCCGCATTTGATGTGTATAAATTTATATACAATAAATCATTAATTTTTGTATCGACATTACCAGCAGTATCTGTAAGGCTTACTACTTTTGTTCTATCTGTTGCATCAAAAGTAATTAGTCGATCACCATAATACATTCTTGCACCATCATATGTAAAAGTTGCATTTTCACTAAGGCATGAAATTGCCATTACATATAGCATTACTTTTTGATCTGTGGTTAATGCGGCATCAACAAATTTGCCACCTAAATAGCATGATCCATAGGCTATAGGAACAGGAGTTGTTGTGTCTGGTGGTACTTGTTGTCTTGCACCAGTATTTCCTGTAGTTCCATTTGAACCTTGATTTTGATTTGGCGATAAAAATCTTGCCGCTATAGTTGATGTGGCAAATGTAACTGCCATATACATACTTGCATAAACAATGGTTTCTGCAACTGCCCAATCGACTGCAAGTTCTAATACTATGGCGGCAACTAATGTGGTTGGCATCTTTATTCCCTAAAATATTTTGTTTCTAGCTTTTTAAATTTTCGCTTTTCATAATCTATTGATGGGCTATTTTCCATTAAGGATGTATATATAACATCAACTCTTTTTTCATCTAACATTTTTTGTGCTTCTTTATTAAATTCCAACCATAATTTACCACCTATTGAAGCCTGTCTAAATTCTGGTTTAACCCACCAAGCCAATTCATTTAATTCATAAGACTTTGGAAACCAAATATTTGCTGTTACTACAGCTATTAACATTCCCCGATAATCATTATCAATTAATATAAATCCTCTAGCCTTAATAATAGTAAATAATAAATTTGTAGCATATTCAACATTTTGTAATTCATTTCTTTTATATGATTTTATTGGTATTTCTTTGCAATACTCTTTAAGCATATTCAATAATATTGGAATATCGTATCTTGTTGCTTTTCTTATCATAATTTTTAAGGTTGATCAAATGTTTGAGTTGTATCACCACCACCACCACCACCATCACCACCACCAACACTACGACCAAGGAAAGTATTGCCACCAGATTGACTTCCCCCTTTTGGCTCTTTTCCAAAATCAAAATAAGTAGAAGCAATAATTGGAACTCTATCCATGCTTGTATCAGTTGGATAAAATGCTTTCCAGCTTTGTGGATTGGTTCTTATTCCTGCTTTTCTTGATTCCAATACCAATCGCATGGAAGCTGAAGAAATAATGCAAGTAGCAGTTCTTATTCTTGCTTTATCATCAAAATCTTCTGTAATTGCCACATTATTAATAATGCCTTGGTATCTTTTAAAAAATTGTTGAACACTACTAATGGTTTGAATTTGATTATTAGAATCTAAGAATCCTCTCCATACTTCTATTTTGCTTCCTTTTATATCAGCACCTAAGATAATGACAATATTAGCTGGATCAATACCAACTAAAGATATTTTTAAATCTGCACTATTGGCTTTAATGTCATTTTGAATTTCTGAAATACCAAGTAATGACCCCAAACCATTAAATGTAATGCTATTAACTGTTATAGGACTAGCCGCATTACAAAAGGTATAGGTGGCAGTTGGCATTGTTAATCTAACAAATTCAACAACTCTGATTGACCCAGAGTTTAATGCCGCCATTGTTGTTGTCATATATTCTCCTAGTTTGCTACATTTTCTCTAAATACAAATGGGTTATCCCATTTTACAAAAGCACCATTTGTCATAGGAACAAGAGTATAAGTAGGGCATTGTTCTGCTACCACATTAAAAGTTACATTATTACCCATAGTAACTGTTGCACCTACTGATGGAGTTCCTATAAGGGGTCTATGAATAGATACAGTACTTCCAGATGAATCGGCAGTTACTTTATAGGTATATCCACCAACTTGAATAAAATCACCAGCTTTATAAGTGCCATTAGAAGTCAATGCTAAAGTTTGTGTATTTGCTGGTGGAGTAGATGCCAATACAGCACTTGTAGCAGTGCCTTGCATTGCAGTAAACCATTTCAGATTGTCTGATGCAAAAGTAATGGTTTGTGGTACTTGTCTATCTAAATTATCAATAGCTTGAATAATTGCTCTAGCTTGTGGGTAATAAAGAAAGTTGTGTGGTGTAACTGTAAACACCCAAGGAACAGATGTAAGGTATTGGGCTACTCTTAATTGACCTGATCTGCTTACTTGCTGACCAACAGTTCTACGATTATTAACAGTTATTTGTTGTTGAATTTCAACAATATCTTGGAATCCAGCCATTATGTTCTACTCCTAGATGTAGATATATTTTTATCTGCATATTGATTAGCCGCCCAAATAGCTTTATTACTTCCATATAGTCTTTCTTCAAAAGACTTGGTGTCAATAGCTTGAATATAATTATTGGTTACATTATTAACTGTTTGACCACCCATAGAATTTAGTTTGTTATTAGGAATAACAGTACCAGATTGCTTTGGAATAAATAGTTCTGGTCCACTCTCACCAACAATAGATGGAACTCCCACTGGTGGATCGCCACCATCAGCAAACCCTAAAAAACTGCCAAATGGTGTACCACCAAAAGCGGCTGTTAATGTTTTAGCTAATAATGCTTTAAGAATAATTTTTTCAATATCTTGAATAACACTTCTAGCAAAATCGCTAAAACTTAGTTTTCCAGTAGTAACAAAAGTATCAATAGCTGAATTCATTGTATTCATTACAGAGCCAAATATATCTTCTACTATTTTTGCATTATTTCCAGCATCCTCTTTAAATTGATTAAAAGCATGATTCCATCCAAATTCAAAAGTTCTTTGAGTTTGAATAGAATATTCTTCATTTTGTTTAGCCATTTGAGCATAAATATCGCCAAGCCTAGTAACTTCTTCTGCTTCTGCATTAAGTTGATCTATTACTTTTTGTATTTCTTTTTTATCTCCTGTGCTATGAGCCGCTGCTTCTTCTTTCTTTTTAGAAATTTCCTCTAACTTTCGACTAGTAGCATCTATTACTTGATTTACTGTTGCTTGTACTCTAGCTTCATCTGTTGTCATCCCAAGCATATTATTTCTAATAGCTTGTTGTTGAAGCATAGTGGACATTTGCCTTTGATACTCTACAGATACTAACTTTGCCATTGCCAACATTGCCGCCATTCTTTCTGCGGCTGGGTCTTTTCCGGGAGTTACAGGGCGATTACCACCAGCTTCTCCGGGCTTTGCTTTTACATCATAAACACCAGCATCAATTTTTCGCCACCTTTGAACAAAATCTTTGGCATCTTCATCCAGTTTTTTTAGTTTGGCTTCCATTTGAGAAGTATCAATATTGCCAAATATTCTGTCTTTAACAATTCCAACATATTCAAAAGATTTGCCAACCAAAACACCAGCACCCCAAAGACCCATTAAGACTTTTCTTAAACCTTCAAATATATCTTCAGCCATGCCACCTTTGGCATTAATGGTTTCAAATATTTGATTTAATACAGGCAATACTTTTTCTGTAAAAATAAGTCCTGTTACCATTGCTTTTTTTGCTAACTTATCATGCAGATCAGCCGCATTAGCTACAGCATCAGCAAATTTATCAAATTCTTTTGTGCCTTGTTGAATTAACTGATTAAATCCTTCTACATCAGTTCCTCTAAATCCTTTGCCAAGTAATGCCAAACTAGCACCAGTTTGACTAGCTTTATCATTTAGCTTTGACATTCCATCTGTTGATTTTTGCAATAATTGTTCTGTAGATAATTTGCTTAAATCTTGCAAACTTACCCCAACTCTTGCAAATGCTTCTTGAAGGGGTTTAGAACCTTGGGCGGCTTTATCAATATTATCTGAAAACTTAACTAGGATTTTCCCAGCATCTTCAGCATGACCACCAGACATTTCTAAGGCATCAGAAATCTGTAGGATTTTGGCGATTCCAATCCCTGTGGAATCTGATAAATCGGACATAGCATCAGAAAATTCCAATGCTTTATAAGTCATTGCGGCTATACCAGCAACAGCAACATCAGAAGCAATATTAGCAAATTCTTTTAATTTGGTTTTTGCAGAATTTAAACCTTTGGTAAATTCGGCAACATCAATCCCTAGAATTACCCCTAATCTTGCTACATTTTGTGCCATTTTTTAGTTTCCTTTAAATAACTCATCAGGTGCTCCGGGTTGCATCATTGCAAAAGCCAGCAAATTTTTGCTAACTTGTTCTTGCTCTTGTTTTTTAGTTAATGGCGGGTATAAATAATTATACGCTTGGGGAATAATATCCTGAAGTTTAAATGGAATTTTATCTTTTGGCAAGGTCATATTAAAATGCCCAGCAGTCAAAACTCCTAAAACTTCTATTATTCCAAGATTACCAATAATGCCATCATGGAACATAATGCATATATCAGTAAATGTCTGCTCATCAATACTATCTGGATCAGTTCCATGAGCAGTCAAATAGGCTTTTACTTGTCTGCGAACTGACCCAATTACTTTCCCCTAGTTTCTTTATAGTTAGGGGAAATGGTATCGCCAATTAGACTAATTAATTCCATCTGAATTGAAAATGGGAATAATTCTTCAATCATGTCATAAGTAATGGTATTCATGTCAAAGTCTTTTTGCTCTGGCACAAGAAATCTAAATAAAGTAGTAATCCTTTTTTCAGTTAATGCTTTATTTTTAGATGCTTCTTTTAATGATTTTCCTTTAACAAAAATGTCATTATCTTTATATTCAATTTCAGAATCTTCTTTTGCTTTATCTTTATTTTCAATTAATTCCTTAGATAATTCTTCATAATATTTATTAATAATATTTTCATCAATACTATTTATGTCTTTTTGGATTAATTCAAATTCAGAAGTTAATGGAACTTTAACTTTAAAAGTATGCCCAGCAAATTCAAATGATCTCATTCGGATTGCTTCTTTTTGCTCTACAAATTTATCGCCTAATGCTTGTGCAAATTGATTCATTTTGTTTTAGCCTTTCTTAGCTTGTTTTGCATGATATTTTTCTAATGCTACTTTTAATGATTGTGATAAAGAATTTAAAACTGGTTGAGTGCTAGTTTCCATTGCTGGTCGCATAAATGGCTTTGCTGAAATTTTTGCTGTACCAAATTCATTAGCCACTGCTCTTGCATCACTAGCAATACCAGTTTCTTTTTTCCCTGTTTTCTGATTTACAAACTTTTTCTTTTTAAGAACATTACCGGGAGCAGTAGTAACTGTTCCAATGACTACATCTGTAGGATTAACATATATTGATCTTTTGTCCCTGCCTGTAGGCTTTCTAGCTTCAATTCTAAGGGATGCCCTAAGTGCTCCAGTATCTATTGGCACAAGGGATTGAGCTTTGTCTAACACTGGTTTCATAGCCAGCTTGACTGCATTGTTTAAAATCTTTTTGCTGTCTTTTTCGCTAAAGTCATCTTTTATTTCATTTAGCAATTGAGTAAATTCTTCAATTCCTTCAAATTGAATAGATATTACATCAGCCATTTCCATCACCCTTGATTAATTTTTGATATATGGAATTATTTAATTTAATTACATAATCAGAGATTTCATCAGGGGTAAATTTATCAGCATGATATTTAGCTATTTCATGTGCTAAATAAATTCCTGTGATACGCTGTTGAGCAAAACCAAACCAATTCTTAACTCCAGAATTGGCTTGGCTTAATAGATAACTTAATAAGTCTGAACTATTCTCTATGTTCATCTTTTGGTTCAGTCTTATTTTGTTTTAAATTAACAGATTTTGTTTCCAAAATCACAGGGTTAAATGGATCATTTCCATCAGCTAGGCATTTGGCAATAGCTTCATCGACATCTGCCACTTCATAAATCTTACCATTAGCAAATTGAATATTCATAATATTAAGTGTTATTTGACCAACCATATTGATTGCCACGAGGATGAACTGTGAAAGTGCATTTAGCTTCTGCTCCGGGGGCGGCATCAATTTTAAATTCGCTTACACGACCATTGAAAGCATAGGCAACAGTATTAGCACCAGAAACAGCGGCAATTACAAATGTACGATCAATAATTCCACTATATGCATCTGCTCTCATTAACAACAAACCAGCATCACTTGGATTCCAAGCGGCAACAATGGTCATTGATGTAGGGGCTGACTGTGTAGGAATCTTATCAGACTGTCTACTACCAGCAACCATAAAAGAAGCTGATGCATCATCTTGACCAAAAGCAGGGATAGCTTCAACATTTAACTGTGAACCAGAACCACCAGTACCATTAGCAGTAGTTCCAACAATACTAGCTACTTGAGCAGTCCAAGTAGATAATTGACTTGTTGTTAATGCTGTAGGAGTGGATGCAGTCTGACACCATAACGATGCCGAAAATCCGGGTAATATTTGATTTGGGAGTGCCATTTTAATTCCTTTAAAAAATAATTAGTAAATTCTTATGTTGGAATGTCTAAGGTGCAATCCATAATAATTTGGTGCAATCCTACAGTATTATCGTATGTATTATAAAGCCAAACTATATCTGCCTTGGATATATAAAAACCATTTATACCACCAAATTGCCCATTATATCCATGTAATGATTGTAATATGGAATTGGCAATATTAAAAGCATCTGCCATATTTTGAGCAAATATCGATATTTGGAATACTGGTCTGTCAATGCCCTTATTATTCTGATTAACTCCAGTATATACAGGCTGATGGACATTTCTTAATTGCCAAGTTATAAACTTTGGCTCACTAGCAAAATTTCTATTGAAATTAGCATATACAGGCACTGGGCTAACAATATCAGAAAGCTGATATTGAATAGCTTTTGCATATTCGACTGGGTTATTTTGGCTCATACTGGGACTACTGGATCATTTCTATAGCATAGGAATGTAACATTCATACGATCATTTGATTCAAAACAATCAGTAATTCTCCAATCATGGTTTCGCCAAGTAATTGAATAAAGGGGTTGATTATCGACTATATTCTTTGTGTTTGGAGTGTAATTTAGTGTAAGTTTCACTAAATCGGTATAAACCCTTTCATCTTTGGTTATCTGTAGGTTGTTATGAACATCCATAACTCTAGCCCTAGTTTCAAACCACTTTGTAATATTGGTGGTGTACTGCCCCAAATCATCTACAGAATTGGTTACATTATTTACAGTAATATTTTCATAACGAGCAATAGCCATTACATCACCAAAGGCTTGTAAGGTCTAAGTAACTGGGCTACTCCAAAAGGAATTTCATCCAATTTTCCATTAAAGGTATTACTGCGGTTGTTATATAAATGAGTTAAAAGCAATAATCCAGCTTGTTGAATTATTGGGTATTGTGCCAAAGGATTTGCATTAGTTTGATAAGTGCAAACAATTGGGTTAGTCATTATTTGACTAGCAGAATCTGGAATACCAGTAACAATAACTTTATTGCCAGTTGGATCATAGTAATAGCTTGTTGGACTAATAATGGTATATACAGGGGGTGTAGCCCCAGAATAATAAGCTACTTCTTTAATTACCACTCCAGCACGATTTTGGCTTCCTTGACTAACTTCTGGCAAATCCAAAGACATTTGTGTTCCTGTCATGCCATTAAAAGTGCCATAGTACACTTTGTAAGTGATGGGAAATATGGACATCCCAAGATAGTCCTCAATCGCCATACGAGTTGCCAATTCAAGTCCTGATAGATAACTATCTTGGCTTTCATCTTGAAATAGGTTTAGCTGTTGGGTAATCTGATCAAGAGTAAGCCAACCAGTTTGAATGTCCCGGTTGATTTGCTCTATTTTTTCATAGCTATATGGATTCCTAGTAGTCCCTAAAAAAGGACCATTAGTTAGACTATCTAATGGCATAGCTTACCTTAACTGTGGGTCAAACGAACACCAGCAAATACATCACGAATTGTAGAAACTACCCTTTTTTCGCAGAACAGAGTTGTGAAACCGGGCTGAGTTTGTTCAAATGCTTTGATGCTCATTAATTCGCTATCAGCAACAGTTACAAATTGATTCCATGCCGCTAAGTAAACTGGGAATTTGCCAGCACCAGCCAAATCCATATAAGGATTAGGAACTACAGGGAAGCCAAACATATAAACAACTGCACCACCATCTTCATCGCCAACTTCTAAGAAGTAAGGAATACCAGAAGTAGTTGTTACTAATTCACGCAATAAAGTAATAGTCGTTGGGTGCATCATCCAGCAAGTTGATGGATCACACCAATATTGAGGGGGCAAAGCACCAGCCAAATTAGCTAAATCATTATAAGAAACTGCCCCAGCAGATGCTTGTGATACTGCTAAAACTGTATGCCTACCATTGGTAATAGCTGGACCATTAGAACCAAAAGATGCGGCAGATGTAGAACTAGGATAGCTATTTAAACCACGCAAACCCTGAGTAGCCCCATAGTTATAAGTTGTTGATCCTGATTGGTCATTATTGAGCATCATTGAAAGTGCTTCTTGTTGAGCAAATTCTAGCGCTATGTCGCTAACAATAGCTTCATTGATATTATTAATATCGCCCATCACAGCATTTCTTACTGGTACTACAGCATTAATGGCACGAACTGGCAATTGCCAGTATGTAGTAGCAATGCCTGTTGAAGCATGGGCATTGTTATTGTTAATTGGATAACCCCAAGGGTTATATGTACTGCCTTGTTGAACATTGGTAATGTTGCCAGTTTTAACCACAAAGGCTTCATCTGAACCTATGGTGGTGATTATTCTTGCACCAGCATTACGAATAGGGTTGTTTTGACGCAAAGATGCAAAAGCATCATCATAAATTACACGACCACCAACTCCAGAACCAGAGCCAGTAAGTGCAGAGCCAGTTTCATTAAGGTTTACTGTAGCTTCGCCATCTTTAAGGGCGGTTTTGACTGCTTCAAGAATTAGGTTTGCCATATTTATTCCAAATGTTAAAAATTAAAAGCGGGGTGGCTTTTGACCACCCCAACTTTATTATGCATCAAGAGCAGTTGCTGTGGAACGATAACGAATTGCAGAGAATGGATCGACTACGCTTGTGGCAAGCCGCTTTTCTCCAAAGAAAGTTATGAAACCGGGGAGCGTCTGATCATATCTACGCAATACCATGTTTAGACGATCCACGATTGTGTGGAAACGACTCCATTGTCCGAAGTACATTGGATAAAGGTTTTCATTGGTAGTATTAGAAGCAGTTTGATATGGAGTATCAAGATACTTATTAACCACAACATCAAAGCCAGCAATTTGACCTACGATGCCATCAGTAATCAATGGTGTCATACGATCAAAAATTGGAGTGCCATTGGTATCTTTCAAGCCACGAATCTGAGCAAGGAAGAATGGATTAACAATAATCTTAGCATCTGGTGTCCAATATTCTTGTGGCAAGCTATGTAAGAAAGTGATGATGTCATCAAAAGTTACATTGTTTGCACCAGCACCAGTTGTTGCATAGCCATTGGTTGTGATCTGGTCATAAGTAGCAATAGTATGCAAGCCATCAGTAGATGCAGTTCCACTTGAGCCAAAAGCCGCAGTAGAAATTGTGCCACCATTGTATCCCATTTGACCATTAGCATATTGATTCAAACCAATAATACCATTTGAACCACCAGTAGGATTTCCTGTTGGTGATGATTGATTATTATTTTGAATCATCGCAAGTCCTTCTAGAGCCGAAAATTCTAGAAGCATATCATCAACAACATTAGATTCTAAACCATCAATATCATCAAGTGCCGCTGTACGAATTGGGAATTGACAGTTCATATCTTGCAAAACTGTTTGCCAAATGTTTGTGTTTTCAGTTGTTGGAGCACCATTGTTTTGAATTGCATAACCAAATTGTGCGCCAGCATTTCCAGTTTTTGCCCGGAATTGATATACAGAACCATCTGTAGTGACATTACGACTTGCACCACGCAAAGGGTTCATCAAACGCAATTTGTGAAATACAGGATCATAGGCAGTACGACCACCAACATTGTAACCACCACCATAACCAGCAGGATTACCAATTTGTGAACCATCTTCCTGTAAATATGCTTGATACTCAGATTCATCAGCAAACATTTCAAATTCTTTGTTTAATGAACCTTTTTTAACAAACTTAGCTAACTGTTCTCTAACCTTGCGGTTTACATCTTGTTTAACAGATTTAGCTGGAGTACGCATAACTTCTGGTGCTTGAATAGCAGAAATTTTAGCTTCTAATGCAACAACTTGTTCAGTCATTTCATTTTTGATTGCTTCAACTGCCGCTACTGTTTCTTCTTTAACTTTAGCCATTTCAGCTACTTGAGTAGCTTCAATTGCATCAAGTTTTTCAATGATCTTTTCAGACATGATTTTTCCTTATTTAATGCGATTAGATAATTGCTTTAGAAGTTCTCTTTGCTCTAAGGCTTGTAGAATTTCATCAGCTTCTTCGACCACCGCTTCAGGCTCACTCTGAATAGGGGCTACCTCAACTGTTTCTGGTTCAACATCACGCTGTTCCAATACTTTTTTGAGGATTGAAGATGCGGTGGTCGCATCTTTTCGGGAAAGCCCAGCATCACGCAAGGATTTTTCGATTAGTCTAGGGTTTGCATTGCCATCAGCATCAAAATATTCTAGCTTTTGAATTTCTGCCGCTGGATTATTTGGATACATTACTACAGACACTTCACGCAAACCACCTTTAGTAATTTGAAAATATGCTTCATCTTCCATATCATCATCTTCTGCTACAGGGTTGCCATCTTCATCAACCATGCAAGCATCATCAGCATAAGCACCAACTGATACACCACCAAATAGATTAGGAGAATTTTTTAATACTTCATATAGATCAGAGCCAACAGATGTGTTCATAAATAACTCACCTGATGCTGTCATACCCTTTTTGTCAAAACTAAATTCAGTCCATTGACCTACAGGCATACCCATGTCATTGTGGTTAAGAAACATTGGCAATGGTTTACCAATACTGGCAAACTCATTAGCCCATTCCATAAAACCTTCTGGCTGATAGTTAAATCTGCGACCATCTGCACCTTCTCTTGCACCCCAAGAAGTTACCCGGGCTTCAATCTTGCCGCTTGGTGACTTGTCTTTTGAGGATTGGTTTAGGCTTAACTTTGCTTCGCAAATTAGGTTTAGATTTTGATTCATCGATAATCCCATTTTTAATAGATTGATTATTATCTTGTATTTTAGGGGATTTTGCAGATTTTAATGGTAGTTTAACATTATTTTTATGTAACTGATAACCAAAAATTTCTAAAAACTTATTAATCTTTTCCATTTTTTTATTTTCCTATGTTCATTTTCTTTGTTTGGTTGCCACCACCACCACCAGTATCTTGTGGTGAACTGCTAGGTAATGGCTCTACTTTTGCTGTCTTAGTACCAATTGGAACATTTGTAGATTGTATTGCTTGAGTATTTACAGATAATAACTGATCTCCACCCTCAATATTAGCCATATTTAAATATTCTCTAGCTTCATTAGGGGTCATAATGCCACCAGCAACACCAGCATTTACAAAATTCATTTGATCTAATGCCGCACCTTTTAAAAAATCTTTAGTATCAAATCGAATACAAAGGTTTGGATAACCTTTTAATAATCCCATTTTCCATTTTTGCTCAATGGCAATAATCATGGGGTACATAGTAGTTTTTGAAAATTCATCTAGTAAAGTCTGAGTATTGTTAAATTTTCCTGCTTCTAAGCCAAGCATTTGAGGTGGAACACCAAATAAAGCACAAATACGCTTGGTTGTTTGATCTTTTAACTTGGCGGCATCTGCATCTTGAAGGGTAAGCATATTAACTGGGTTATATGTCATTCCTTGATCTAAAAGCATACCTTGACCGGGTTTAGACAAATCAGTAGGTTTGCTTCCTGTCATGCTTGCCCATGCTTCTTTTAATCGACCAGCTACTTCTTTATATTTGGCATCAGGAATTACTTGAGTTGTGCTAAAAATGCCAGATGGTTTAGCACCATTTTGCATGACATAGTTTGCATACAAATCTATATCTTGGTCTAAGGCTACTAATTCAGTTGCCAAAATACCTTTATTAAAACCAGCAGAACCTTGCCATGCGGCTTCAGAAACATGAATAACTTGATGTGCGGCTAATGGTTCATCACGATTAAACCCATAAGAAGGAGTAGATAGCCTATAAGTAGGGTATCTAGCAGGGTTCATCTGAGTAGTAATTAGAGTTGAATCTAAGTTATAGAGTTCAATTGGTGTTTGATTGGCATCAGTTTGATCTTTTCTAAAAAGCAATGTAAAGACTTCACCAGACAACAGATACCACATTGTCCATTGATACCAAAACTCATATTGGCTTTGAAAATTGTTTGGGTTTTGCAAAAGAGCCACGATTTGTTTGGCTTTTGCTTTATCTCTGCTACCAACCTTATCTGATTGAATAGCATCTACAAAAACCCCATTATCATCTTTTGATGCAACAGAAATGCTACATTGAGATAATGCTCTAGCAATAACACCCACGCAAGACATGATTGTGCTATTTCTAGTCAATACTGACATATCCACAATACGACCAGCATTGGTTGTGGATGATGTAGTTACATAAAGAAGCTGAAAGTTTGCACCACCCTTACCATCTTGGGTTTGGCGAACAATCTGATTGCCTAATTGGGTCTGTCCAAATAGAGTATTATTCTCTTTTTGGATAGTCTTTTTCTTACTAAAAATGTCTAAAACACCCATATTAATCCTCGATTTCTTCCGATTTTATTCTATTTTATATCAGAAACTCCTGAATCCAAAGGAGTTTGAAACAAAAGGATTATCTAAACTGCAATGGGCGGCAATAATCATAGCAATAATGCCATCAACTTTTGCTGATTTGTCTGCTTCATTTTTGCGAACTTTAATATTTCCATTTACATCTTCATATACTTCACAGTTGCCTAATTGCCATCCTACAAAGGGATTGCCATTATGCTTAATCTGCTGATTCATTATTAGCTTTTCTACATATTTAGAAGGATTGGATAATACTGCCATGCCCTGTCCTACCTTTTTAACTGGTATGCCAGCATCATATAGTCTAGCTACAAGGGATGCGGCATTATAGGCATCATAGCCAACTTCTTTAACATTATATTTTTCACATTCTTGTTTAATATAGTCCGATATTTCCCTATCATCCATTACATTACCTTCAGTAAGTTTAAGGATTTTAGAATCAATAGCTACTCTGAATATATCTTGATAATGTTTAGGAATTAACTCATATCCAGCTTCAGGAAGGAAGAACTGCCAATGGGCTTCATAGTCTAGTTCACCATATCGCTTTAGAGTACAAACTGCATTTAAGTCCCTTGTAGCGGCTAAGTCAAAGCCAATAAAGACTGCTTCTGGCTCTCGACTTGTATCTGATAAATCACATTTAGCTTGATCCCAATGGTTTCTATCTACCCATGCTGTCTGAGCACTTACATAAATATTTAGGGTTTTACAAAGAAACTCATTAAGTGCCGCTGGCTTATTCTTGGCTTCTTCTGCTCTTTGAACAATAGCTTCATCAAAAATGCTAATCCCATGCATAGGATTGGCTTTTGCCCAAGTTTTAGGGTTTCTCCAATCGTCTTGTGGGTCAAGAGAATATAGAAGCCCAAACCATCTAGGGTTATCACTAGCTTCCCCATTGAGCATGGATTCAAACATCGACATATCTTCATAAAACTTGGTGTCTTTGGTAAAGCTGGCTGTGGTGATATATATCCTTAATGGGTTTTGCCTTGCAACCATACCAGAGTGCAATACCTCAATTGCATTTCTGTCTATGATTTGAGCGGCTTCATCCACAATTATGCAGGATGGATTCTTACCGTCCCCTGTCTTTTTAGTATCTCGACTAAGTGCTTTGAACATGGTTTGACTATCGCCAAACTTGCCTATTTGATACTTGCTGACAGTAAACAAACTGAGAATTTCTTTAGGTCCATTTTCGATAAAACCTTTAGCGGCTTCAAACACAATGGAAGCCTGTTCTCTATTTGTAGCCAAAGTAAAAACTTCTGCACCAGCTTCACCACAAGCCAGTTCATAAAGAGCAAGGATGGCAGTTAATGTAGATTTGCCAGCTTTTCTAGGGATATACAGCATGACATCTGTAACCATTCTTTTGTAATGGTCTTTCTTTGCTCTGAACCCATAGATGGCACAAATAAACAAAATTTGAAATGGCTCAAGAACTACATTCTCTCCAGCCTGATGCCCCTTGGTATGCTTGAGTAGGGATGCAAAACCTAGAACATGGTTGGGATAATCTGGGTCAAATTCCCATTCCCATTCCTTGTTTTCATATTGATTGATAAATCGCTGACAGGCAAGGCGAACATTCCTGCATACTTCTATTTCGCCTTTGGCTACCTGATGGGCATATTTTATGCCATCTTGGTAATTCATCTTATCCTTTTGGTCCTCTTAGGAATTTAGATACTGCTGAGTTGTCATCAGTATTTTCTGTCTTATTTAATCTACCTCTAGGGGTAAGCCCTAATTCATTCATTAATTGTATTATCAATTTTAGGCAGTTGTTCCTAATTGATATGATTGGATTTGGAGCAAGTGTCTTTCCATCATTTGTAGATATAACTAAATCACTATCAACCAACTGCATATTGCAAGTCACATACATATCAATCTGATCTGCCAGCATAGCCAAAGTATGCTTGTCCTGATCTGTACCAATCCCATAAACATCAAAAAGGTAATCAGCAGTTTCAGCAATAAAAACTGATTTACTCCAAGATGCTGGATTGGCTAACCAACTTGCTTCAGGGATTCTCTTTTTTAAAATCTCTGGCATAGCAATTGGACTATGTTCTGGCTTAGTGCCATGAACCAAATGAAGTTCTGCTGGAAGTTTATTCATGCTTGTAGTTTATAAGCAACACCCCCCTGTTGGCAACCCCTTTTTTGCTTAATTGGGGTCGAGCCTGCTTCTACCAATTTTGAAGAAGGTTTAAGTTCTTAGTCGATTGCTTCCTAGAAGGCTGGCAATGGGTCTAAATGAGCCTGAGCCAAGCCAATAATATATGTGTAGTCATTGACCCTATAGTCCTTGATGGGGTCTATGTAGTGCCTATATATGCCTTGCTGTTCAAGTGCTGTTTTATGGCTATGATGTTCTGGGCATAGGGATTGGAATAGGTTATTAGTGAAGGCTTGTTTGCCCAGTACCTTCCACGCAAATACATGATCTACATGAATAGCACTATTTATGCGACCTTCAGACAGACAGGCTTGGCATAGTGGTTGAGTAGATAGTTGTGTTTGTCGCTTTTGTCGCCAAAAGGCAGACTGATACATAGAATTGAATTGCTTTCTATCTTCTGTATCTATCCACTCTTTGCCACCATGTTCTGTGCAGTATGAGTTGAGTTTGCTCTTGGTGTTCTTACATCCAAGGCTGGCACATTTGGTATAGGTTGGTAGTGTGGGCATTGTGGTATTAATGCAACACTATTTATCCCAATCGCTAAACTGAGATTCAAATTCAATGATGGGATATGCCAATGCTTCTTTCATCCAATCTACATATTGATGCAGATTATATATTGATTCATCTACTGCTGATGCTGATGTAAATCCACAGGGTTTACCCTGAGTGTTATAAAAGACTTCAGCCAATGCTAAAACTGGCTCACCTTCTTCTAAATATTTAACAACTCTGATATTCCAAGTCATTGTGAATCTGGGTCTTGAATGATGTGTACTGGGTTATTGTCTATCCAAATATCAATTTCTAATCCTATTGATTTGCAGTAATCTTCTTTAGCTTTGCCCATAGTGAAAATAATGTGGTCTTTATCCAAGACTTTGCCGATTGAATCCATGAGTTTTTCATTTTGCTTTTCTCCTGTGTGATGGGTTACACAATAAACATCCATTTTACGCATCCAAGCCATATAGATAAAAGCATCCCAAAATTTAGGATCAGCAGAATAGGTGTTATGGTAGTCCAAGGCGATACATAAGTCTTTTTGTCGCTTTTCTTCATGGTATCCAGATGCATAAGCGGCTCTAGCTACTTGCATAGCTTTGGCTTTGGTATCAAATGGTCCTTTAGAACCCCAAAACCACCCTTGATCTGTTTTTCTGTATGGCATTAAGCTATTTTACTACAGGATTTGCAGATAAACCTTTCATTCAAGCCATTGTTATACAGTTTAAAATAACCCTCATTAGTCTTGTGTTTGAATTTACACACTGAACACACTCTTAGACTATGTACTGATAATTTTTGGATATATTTTTCATAAATCATTGTTTTTTAATACTTTTCATTTAATATATGCAATAACTTCACCTAGTAAAGCTGATATGAAAATACTATTGCTTGACATAGAAACATCACCAAATGTGGCTCATGTGTGGGGCATCTGGCAACAGAATGTAGGATTATCTCAGCTTTTGGAATCATCATACACCCTTTGCTATTCTGCTAAATGGCTTGGTGAAAAACAAATATATTTCGATTCTACATATAAAAGCACAGCTAAATCGATGCTTGAAGGCATACATGGATTACTTGAAGATGCTGATGCTGTTGTTCACTATAATGGCTCTAAATTTGATATGCCAACATTAAATAAAGAATTTATTATTCATAAGATGAATCCCCCAGCACCTTCTAAACAAATTGATTTACTTAGAGTAGTTAGAAGTCAATTTCGCTTTCCAAGCAACAAATTAGACTATGTAGCCCAAAGGCTTAAATTAGGCAAAAAGAAAGAGCATGAAGGGCATATTCTTTGGGTCAAGTGCATGAGCAATGATCGCAAAGCATGGAAAACGATGGAAGAATACAATATTCAAGATGTTATATTGCTTGAAAAATTGTATAACAGGCTTTTACCTTGGATTAAATCTCCTATTAATCAAGCATTAATGAAAGACAGAGATGGTTTTGTATGTCCTACTTGTTCTAAGCCACATTTAGTAAGCAAGGGTTATAGATATACCACTACTGGAGCATATCAAAGGTATCTATGTAAAGCCTGTGGAGCATATTCTACAGATACTAGAACTGTAATACCTCATGCAAAACTTAAACATTTAGCATGAAATTGACCCCATATATCCTAGAATCGCTATACCTATGTATGGCGGCTTGTCATCCAATGAGAAATTGGGACTTACCAGCACCAGAACTGATTTTGTTTAAAGTTACAAGAGAATCAGATGCTATGGCTACCTATCAGTATTGTGAAGAATTAGAAAAGCCGCATATCATCACTATTAGCAGAGCAAGAAATGAGCATTTTGATACGGTTCAAAGGTCATTGGCACATGAAATAACTCACATGAGTTTTTGGAAAACAAACAACTGGGATAAGCACGGTAAGGCTTTTAAAATTCGGACTAGACAAATTGCTAGAGAATTTGGTTGGGACAGTTTAGAACTTTAATGGTTGCTTGAATAAGGCAATATTTGATTCTGGTTATAGATTCTAAGCAACTGATTATCATTAGCCATATCACAAATATCATTCACAATATGCTGTAGTAATCGCATTTCATCTGCTGTCATAGGTTTGCCCATAAACAAATCATTCAAATGATCTATGATTTCATTTAGCTTATCTTTGCCCACAACATAGCTTGATGTGATACCACTAGAAGTTCTGATTGGTTTATCTGACATTTAAAATGCCCCTTTCAAAAAGTTGAGCAATGGTTTTCTCAAATGCACTCTGCCAGTTCTCAACCCTTTCGGATTTGTTGAGTTTCGATCCTTGGTCGATTTCCGAATGACACCTAAAGCATAGGGCGGCAATAGCCCAATCATTTGCTTTAATTCCTCGACCCTTACCATGTCTAAGCTGATTGGAATGTGCGGCAACAACTGTTCCATCTTCAATTCCACAGATTTGGCATGGTAGTTCTCTGACTGACCTAAGTAACTTTTCATTTCTATACATCATTTTGTAGCCATCATATACAAACCAACATTAGCTGTGCTGTAACTTAAATAGGTTATAGCCATGCCAATATTACCCTTCCATGCTTGTTCAACAGAAATGTAAAAATAGATAACCCCAGTAACAATTATCAACCAAGAACTCATTTAAAATTAATCCATATAGAAAAGATAACGATTCCAAAAACAAGAATACTAAAATAATAAGGCATATTGCCCATTTACATAGCCCGATCAATTGCACGATTGTTTGCACTTTCAGTCCTATAAATTTCTACAGTCAGTTGAGCAGATATTAGCTTCCATTTTAATTCTTCTTCTACTTCCACAGCTTCTTTTATGCCATATAGCAATGCTATATAGTCTGGGTGCTTTTTGGCATCCATTTCTTTGCCAGAAAAAGTTGTTTCTGTTGATTCAGACATCAATAAAGCCAGTTTTGATTTAAGAAAATGCTCTATATAAGTTCTATTTGCTTTTGCTCTGGCAAATTCTTTGGACTTTTCAAAGATGTACTTTCTTGCCCTGTTTGCTGATTCTTCTGTATTTTCCATAATCTTGTCATTTCATCCTGTAGTTTCCAAGTGGCTTCTGCACCACGCTTTTCCCATATTAATTGCAATTGCTTTCTTCTATCTTTCAAACTCCAACTAAGTAAATCTCTTGCTTCACATTCTAATCGCCATTCTTCTGATTTCTTAAATTCAGACATCTGTACACAACTCCATCTGGAAAGGTTTGATCTGTTGAATTTTGATATAGCCTAATAATTTGTTCTGGATATTTCAATAATGGCTGGTGCTTTTCAAAACAAAAAGCATATACCAATGGTGCTTGTTTTGAACTATACCATTCCATACATAATGGTAGCAAATCGACTTCTTTCTTTTTAAAATTATCAGTTCCTTTTACTTGTACTACATAAGAATAATCACCAGTATTAACAAAAAAATCTGGAAGATTTCTAAGAAAAGGACTAATTTTCCAAAAGTTTTTAGTAATACCATTTTGTTCATCGAACCCAATTCTTGTTATTTCATATTCTTTGGATTCACAATAAGCAATAAATAAATCTTCTCCAATGTTGGTTTTAATTCTTTCTTCATAAGGCTTTTCATTTCCTTTCATATTAATTTCATCCCATAGTCATTTATTACATTAGGAATTACTAAACCTTCTTTTTTAAGTAATCTATTTTTTTTAAATGCTCTGTAATCAACATAATGATGCCATCTGTTAAATTTCCAAACAACCTTTGCTACATCTGGATGAAAATCAACCAATGCTTGTGATTTTTCTAATGTTCCATTGGCATACAATACATCAGTATTGCCACCTTTCATAGTTAAGGTTTGTGCTTTTTCTTGTAAAAATGTATTGAATTGAACTGTACAATAACCATCTTTTAATGCTCTTAAAGAAAGGTCTGTATCCTCATTGTATTTACCTCTCCATCTATAAGGAATATCATTTCTAATTAAAGTACAAGAATAAATCCTAGTATTCATTATGTAAGGTGGATGTTGTACTTTTGATTGCACAAAAAAATCATAGTTGAAACCAGCAATAGCAATATTTTCATATCTATCAACAAAATCTTCTGCACACTTAAATATTGTCCCAGAAGTAACTTTTACTTGAAAGTTTCTGTTTAATCTATTAAAGCATCGAATATTGTCATCAAGAATCCAATGGCTTTTTGCTCCAATGCTAATGGAATGTTCCCATATCCAGTTTCTTGCAGGAATCGATCCTTGCCCTAAATTGCTAAATGGCAATATCAATATTTTTGATGGGTCTATTACACTTGCATAATTTTCATATTCTTGTGGTTCAATAACAATTGAATATGGCATTTTCATTTCTTCTAATGCTTTACTTGTAAGCCTAGATTCCCATCTACCTTTTGAAACAATATAAACAGGGTAATTAGGATTCATCAACATACCTCAGATGTGCTCTCCTTCTAGGTTCAGCAAAAGGAAACCAAATAGTTTTTAATTTAGGTGTAATTTTTTGATTCATTAACCTTTCAAATTCCAACACATCTTCTTCATTCCTAAATCGTACATTGATAGTTCTATAAGGTGTTAAATCTTTTTGAACAAACTCTGGCATATCTAGCCAATGTTCTCTCCAACCTTCTTGTAATTCATCGTTAAATAAATCATTTGTCATATCTTGTCCTTTATATCAAAGCATTTTCAAATTTAAAAATAGGTTTTATTTCTTTTTTTGCAACAAATTTCCAATCTGGTCGCAAAGACACCAAGTATTTAGCTTCTGCTCTGCTTTTGGTTTTTCTAATTAAACCAATTTCATCGTAAATGTAATAAATCATGCTCTTGTCCTTTGTTCTCTTTTGTCCAGAATAAACTTCTTCATTTCAAAATAGCTTCCAAATCTTGCTAGGCGAGGATCACCACCACATTCAACCCTGTAGGCTTGTTCTATCTGTTGCTCTGTTCCAAGGGGCAATTCCTTGGCTTTTGTAGCCTGTTCCACTATTACTTCATCTAACCAATGCTGACCCTTTAACCATCTTTCTGGGTCTTTCCTATATTTGTTATCAGGTTTGGCAACTTTGTCTGCTTTTGCCTTGCTTACAATGATTGCTATTAGCTGGGCATCTGGCTTAATCTTTTGCCATTGTTTTAATGCATTGGGTTTGCCAACCTTTTTATCATAACTATTCCAAAATAAATCAAAGCCTTCAGGCTGTATATGTTTTTTAATGGTAATGGTATTGGTCTTGGTCTTGGTCTTGGTTGCTAATGGGGTGGCATTAGGGGGGCTATTAGGATGGCTTTGGGATGTCTTTTCATCCCTATTTGCCCATCTTTTTTCTGCACCTTTCTTTCCAGATTCTTTTATGAACTGGTATTTAGCAATCTCTACATCTGCTCTTTTGTTATGCCAACAATCATCCTCAAAAACAAAAAATTCAACCAACAATGCTTGAATTATGGATGTGTCTGCTTTGACCCTTCTAGCAACTGCTACAGGATCACTAAATGGTTCTTCATTGAGATAATAAAGGTCGATCATTCGCCTATAAGCCAAATCTTCTTCATCGCTTAGATGGCTTGTATGGCTGATGTAATCGCCAATATGAAATGGGTAAAAATTCATCTTTGCCTTTGTCAAAAGCAGTCTATGAGGTGGACTTGGCAGATCGGTGACTAATCGACTTTTCGGGGATGACCCTAGCCTGTCCATAGATTTTACTACTAAAACTCAAATTCCTTAACATCATATCGCCCATTGTCTTTTTTAAACCATCCAAAGACAATAATTCGCCATCCAGCTTGTAGCAATAGGGGTAAATACTCAGATTCTTCTATTTTTTTGATTCGGGCTGATATATTGCTCTTGGAAGTAATCTGAACCCCTATAGTTTCTCCTGACCCAATAGCTAATATATCGAATATTCCAAATAGGTCTTTTTTTCTTTTGGTAAAGGCATTGTAGCTTTCGACTACATCGCATTGGTAGCCCCTGTCTTTGAGAAGTGCAACTGTTCGCTGGTTTAAGCTAGTCATATAACAATAATAACCTATAACCGCAGTATCCTGAGTACCCTGATGACCCACAAATCTGGGTGTTCTGCCTGTTCTGGTGTTTCTGGTAGGCAGAATAGCCTGAGTACCCTGATGACCCACAAATCTGTTGAAAATATCCTGATCTGTAAACTTTGAGAAACAAATATTAGGGTTTACGCTTATAACTATTTTTCATTTTCTTGATCTAGGTCAAGATTTTAATCAAAATCTAGTATTAAAGTTATTACATCAACAACCAACAAGGAATCACAATGGAAGCCACTATTAGCCAAAAACCTTATCAATGGGGTTCAATCATTGAAAATGAAGATGCTTATAGAAAAGCTACTCATGCTCGTATTCTTGCTAATGCTAATAAAACTTTTTGCAAAACTTATGAAGATTATGCTGATATTGAAGGGTTTTTATCATCTGGTCGTGTTTACGATGATGAAGGTAACTTCAAATGTTACAAAGAAGGTTTTGTTGGTTCATTAGCTTCTGCTTATGCTACTTATGGCAAATTGTCTGAAAAACAAGTTGAAGCTGTACGCAAATGTATTATTGCTAATTCGGCTCGTAAAGCTGAATGGGCAAGCAAGCAAGCCCTTATTGATGCCAAAAGACAGCATATTGGGGTTATTGGCGAAAAAATTACTTTAACTTTGACATTAAAAAAAGTAATTAATTTAAATAGTCATTTTGGAATAATTGGATTGTTTATTTTTGAAGATGCAGAACAAAATGTTGTAATCTACAAAGGTAATGCTTCATCAATCTGGGAATTATCAGAAGGTGAAACAGTCACATTAAAAACCAGTATTAAAGAGCATGGGGTTCGCAATGGTGTCAAGCAAACCCTAATTCAAAGACCTAAAGCAGTTTAATTAACCAGCCCCTTCGGGGGCATCTTACAAGGAATTACAATGAAATACATCTACTCATACAATGTTCATAAAAATGGTTTTTTTTATAAAACTGTTTATTCAGAACAAGAAGCAAAGCAATTAGTATTAAAACTTGAAAGCCAACACAATTTTGCTTGGTTTTCATATTGTATTGAAGAAAAAAAACACAACTGGACAAAAATTCAATTAGGATAAAATATGAAAAACCCATTAACTTTAGAACAACAAGCTAAACTTAAAAAAGCATCTAGTGGTATGTCAAGAGATCGATTTAATGAACTTTCTTTAGGCGAAACAAATGCAATTGTTCATCAAATTGATTTAGTTTTGTTAGAGTTGCATCAAGAATCCCCATTTGCATTTAGCACCTATGCTTACTTAGATGGCACTAAAAATAAAGTAGTATTTGAAGATCGAAAAGCCTTTGGCATTTCTTTTTCAAAATATTCTTATAATCCAGTTGGGAGCATCTAATGAATAAAGTCGATATTATTGGTGTAATACTTTTGGGTATGTTGCTTGGCTGTATGTTTGGTTGGGGATTTTAATCATGGGAATGTCAATGCATGATCGCTACTATGAGCCAGAAGATAATGAGGACTTTGAAGAAGAAGTTGCAGAGTTGCTAAATGGTGAATATAACCCAGACCTAGAAGAAAATATTAAAGAAGCCTTTTTGAATGATGCTTTCTTTGGTTCACATTGGGATACTCTAGTCAATGCACTACAAAACAATAATAAAGAAATGATTGGTGTTATTGTTTCTACTTGCATTTATGAATATTGGGAATCTAAAGCAGAAAAGGATTGCCAGCCATGAGCAAGTACAAAGAACTTAGAACAATAGATGTATCTGGTGAAACAAAAAAGAAAGGAAGATTTACATACCTTCCTTGGACTTATGCAGTAGATACATTGTTGATACATGACCCAGAAGCAAACTGGTCTTATGGTGATGTAATTCCTTTTAATAGCACTATGATGGTTAGTTGTTCTGTTACTGCTTTTGGCAAAGAAATGACTGAGTATTTACCAGTGCTAGATGGTGCAAACAAAGCAATACTTAACCCAAATGCAATGCAAGTTAATTCAGCAATGAAAAGATGTTTGGTAAAGTGTATTGCAATTTGTACTGGTATTGGATTATCCTTGTATGCAGGCGATGAATTTTGGGATGAACCAGAAGAATCACCAGCAGATAAAATAATTCAGCAACTGGAAGATTGTAAAACTGCCGATGAACTTAAAACTGTCTTTGGTTTAGCATGGGCTGAGTTGAAAACTAAGAAACAAAAAGAGCAAATTCAACCAACCTATGAAAAGAAAAAGGCAGAACTAAATGCGACTAGCACAAGATCAACCTGATAATGTTTGTTTTGATTGTGGCGAAAAATGGGGTCAAGAAAAACCTAGAAACCATGATTACAGAATTTGGCTTGATAAGTGTGATGTTTGTAAAAAATTAAGTGCAGTATGTGATGCATCAGAATATAAGTATTTGAAAGTAGGTTGGGATGGAAAAGAAGTTTTGTGTTAGCTGTCAAGTATCAAGAGAAGCAGAAGGCTTTAAATTGGTAGTAAGAAATAAGACAAAGGTTTGGAAATGTGCAGTTTGTTTAAAAAGGCAATCCGATCAACAATATAGGAGCAAGAAAAATGTTAAATAACGATTATATTTATACCCCTGCCAGCACAGACATTACTATTCGCTGGAAAAAACTTTATGGCTATGTTCCAGCAAGTGAACAAGAAAGCTATAAAACTAAATGGTCTGATTTTAAATCAAAATGCAATAAGACACTTGATGATTCTGATGCTATATTTATTGATCCTAAAGTGCAACAAATTTGGCGAAAGCATAAAGTATGAATCCATTTGCACAAAAGGAATTTGACAAAATACCAAAGGCTGTTTATGCACCTGAAGAATATTTTGAACTGGGTTGGATGGCGGCAATCAATACTCTATCCAAAGAATTTATGACCAAATGGGAACAAGCAGAATTGGAAGATACCCAATTGATTCATCAACATCAACATATCCCTATGCCAGATGATGAAGCAGAATGATTGGTATCCAGTTTGCTTTGAATCCAAAAAGAAATATCAATCATGGGTGGATGCAAGAAATTATGCCCATGAAGTTGCTTCGGTTTGTGATGATTGTGATCCAAAATATTCAATTGAAATGCAAAAACAAAATAGATGTATTCCTCAAGAAGCAATTTATTTTTCAACTAACAGTAGGAAACCATGCAAACTAAAGATTACTCAGAACTCTATTTAGACACACAATGTGCCATCAAAAATTGTCATTTGCTTTGTTTAAAAAGCGATTGGGATGGAGCAGGAAAAGCCGCAGAAGCGGCATCAAAATATGCAAAACAATTACAGGAAACCATAAAACAATATGACTACATTCACAACAGAAGATCGGCTTAATGCTGAACCTATCCCTTTTGCTGGGATGATTGATTTAGAAGTTAAACAAGGCACAGATGAATGGCATCAGATTCGGCTTGGCAAAGTAACAGCCAGCCGGGTCGCTGATGTCATATCCAAAATTAAATCTGGAGAATCTGCTGGCAGAAAGAACTATAAAATGGATTTGGTGGTTGAAAGGCTCACAAACACCCCTACAAGCAGTTTTAGCAATTCGGCAATGGCTTGGGGTACAGAAACTGAACCACTTGCTAGAATGGCTTATGAAGCCTTTAAAGGAGTATTTGTAGATCAAGTAGCTTTTGTGCCACATCCTACTATTGAATGGTTCGGTTGTAGTCCAGATGGGCTAGTAGCTGATGGCTTAATGGAAATTAAATGCCCAAACACTTCTACTCATATAGAATATTTGTTGGCTGAAGTTCCACCATCAAAATATATCCCACAAATGCAAACTCAAATGGCTTGTACAGGGGCAAAATGGTGTGATTTTGTATCTTTTGACCCTAGACTGCCATCAGAGTTGCAGTTGTTTGTAGTGCGCTTGGATAGGGATGAAGCATATATCCAGCAAATAGAAACAGAAGTTCAAGAGTTTTTAGAAGAAGTTAAACAACTTTATACACAATTGAAAGCGAGAAATAATGGGCGTTAAATACGATTGCATCGTCAAAAATGGCACTTATACTGATAAAAGTGGTAATGAAAAGAACCGCTGGCAAAAAATTGGTGTTTGTGTCGATACCAAACAAGGTGGTTTGGCTATCAAATTAGAAGCTATCCCTGTTACTTGGGATGGTTGGATTTCTCTAGCAGAACCAAAACCAAGGGAAAATGCACCACAGGCTGTAGCATTAGGTGGTATAGAAGAAGATATACCCTTTTAAGTCTATGGGTGAAAGCACTTATATTTAATTGAAAAACCTTTATTCTTTCAGGCAAGTAGCAGTTAAATATAAAGTTTGGGATGATTACCCAATTAGCGAGTAACCCACCCTAAATAGCAGATAGGACTATTACTTCACGATTCTGCGACTGCCCAGAATCTTCCTATCAGGCAGTCACTTTACTGAATAGGCTTCAGCAATAAATTTTTGAAGTTCTACAAGCATTAAGGTTGTTTCACTACATTGTCCAGCAAAAACATTGTAGGCGGTGGTTGCATTAGCGATGCTGGCGGTTGTGGATAAGCCGGACAAACTGTTGGAACTGGGCTGGCGCACCCCATTAGCATAATACTGACGCAATAAAGCAAGTTTAGCGGTATATTCTTCATCAGCGGCTTTCTTTATAAGTTCATGTTGCTTTTGGATTGATTCTACATGGGCTTCTTGTGTTTTGGCGATAATTTCAACCTCTGCTTTATAGCGAGTATATCGTGAATTGCCCACCCAAAAGCCACTACCAAAAATAGCAAGAACAACACTAATGATAATAGCCAATTTTGCATAATCAATCATAAAAGCCTAATTTGGTTTGATGCATTTATTGTATTCTTCCTGTCTGCGATTAGCCAATCCAGCAACCACTTTGCCACCAGCTTTATCCCATTTTAATAATTCTTTGCAAGCACCATCATAATCTCCAGCATTTAGCTTTCTATTAAGGGTTGAAGTACAAAATGCAAAAACTCCTACATTGTAGGTAAAATCTAAATAGGCATCATATTCATTCTGGCTAACAGGAACTTTGATGCATTTACTCATGCCCTTCGCATGATCGTCTATGCTTTGCTCTAATTTTATCAAGGCTCTTACAGGATCAGTTTTATCGCCCATCTTGACCCCATCAGCTTGACCAAATCCTACTGTAGCTACACCAGCAGTATCTTGATAGGCATTGTCTTTGTAGCCTTCATGCATAGCAATACCAACTAAAACTGAAGCACTTGCAACAATAGATGCGGCAGTTGTGCGATTCATTTATCTGCTTTCTGCTCTAGTTTTTCATAAAGTTTATCTAACAAAACCTCAATTCTGTCAAATCGAACAGTCATGTCATCTTTTTTTACATAATTTGTGGGAAGGTCAATTTCAATTCTCTTGACATCATCCTTAAGTGCTTGGACAGAATCCCAGATTTGTCTGCACCACCAACCTATAGCGGCTAATATTGCACCACCTACCAGATTAAAAATATTCTGCCAATCCATAGGACACCATTAAGCAAAGGGTTATAAATATATATTATCTTATG